AGTGGAACCTCTCGAACAGCGCGATTAGCGTTGACAGAAATGATAATATAGCTTTAGTTAAGACAAGTAACCCGAGACGTAGAATTGATGGTGTTGCGTCGCTTCTCGATTCATACATTGTCTACGAAAGATACTATGAGGACTATATGAATATAATATAAAACATGATATAATATATATGTGGGATAGACCGACGGGTTGACAAGCAAGGTATTCCGAACCTTGTTTCCCACTACATATAAAATCGGATAACACTACGGAGGTGTATTTATTATGTTAAAAAAATGTGGAGTATATAAAATCACTAATAAAATTAATGGTAAGTTTTATATTGGGAGTTCCATAAATATCACTGATAGAAAACTAAGGCATAAAAGTGACCTAAGTTGCGGGACGCATCATTCAGAACATTTACAAAGAGCATATGATAAATATGGAAAAGAAAATTTCAAATTTGAAATACTAGAATTATGTAATGAGGAAGATGTTGTTAAAAGAGAGCAATATTATTTAGATAAATTGAAACCCTATGATTACAATGTTGGCTACAATATATCTAAAAAAGCTAGTTTTCCGTATGTTGGAAGAGGTGAGAGACATTGGAATTATGGGAAGTATGGAGAACAAAATGCAAAATCAGTAAAAGTAGTTCAACTAGATATGGATAATAAATATATAAGAACTTTTGATAGTGCCAATATGGCAGAAAGGGAATTAAATACTGATGCTTCCACTATAATTAAGATATGCAAAGGCAAATTAAATTCAATTCATGGCTATAAGTGGGCGTACCTAGAAGATTACAAAAACGGAAACTATAAAAACAATACCTACAAATTCAAAAGAGAGGTAGTACAACTATCCTTGGATGGACAATATATAAAAAAGCACGAAAGCATTAATCAAGCTGGGAGAACAACTAAAATCAATTATAAAAATATACATTCTTGCTGTAATAATAAAAAGAAAACAGCTGGCGGCTTTAAATGGATGTATTATGATGATTATATAAAATTAAATAAGGCTCAACAGTCAAGCATCTCATGAGAGGTGCTTTTATTATGCTTGTTTTAGCAAGCTTATTAAATGCCTATATTTGCTTAGAACGGCATTACGAAGATTATATAAACATGATATAAGGGAGGTGGTAAATTGGGCTTTTTTGATAGATTTAGAAACCGGACCGTGACTGTGTCAAAGTACAAATTGATTACGGACGAGGGAGGTGGTTTTTATGCCTGGAACGGCAATTTGTACCAAAGCGACATCGTAAGAAGTGCAATAAGGCCAAAAGTCCGGGCGATAGGAAAAACAGTCGGCAAGCATATACGGGAATCGATAAAGCCTGATGGAACGAAGGATATAAAGGTTAATCCTGAGCCATATATCAGGTTTTTGCTTGAGGAACCAAACCCGTATATGACCGGGCAGATGCTACAGGAGAAACTTACAACACAGCTTGAACTTAATAACAATGCGTTTGCTTATATCAATCGGGATGAAAATGGCTATCCGATGGAGATATACCCTATAACGGCTACGGCATGTGAGGCACTCCAAAACAACCAAGGAGAAACATTTTTGAAGTTTACGCTCAGAACCGGCCGGGATGTAACATTCAGATACACGGACATAATTCACTTGCGGAAAGACTTCAACAACAATGAGATATTCGGGGATTCTCCAGCACAAACATTGGCACCACTGATGGAGATTGTTAACACCACAGACCAGGGCATTGTAAAGGCAATCAAAAACTCAAATATCATCAAATGGTTATTGAAATTCAATCAAACCCTGCGGCCGGAGGACATCAAGAAACAGACCAAGGAGTTTGTCAACAGCTATCTCAGCATTGAGAGCGATACAGTCGGAGCTGCGGCCATAGACGCCAAGGTTGATGCGACACAGGTAGAGCCAAAAGACTATGTCCCGAACGCCTCGCAGATGGACAAGACAACACAGCGAATATATTCGTTTTTCAACACGAACGACAAGATTGTTCAAGGAAAGTACAGTGAAGATGATTGGATATCGTACTACGAAGTATCTGTCGAACCTGATGTTATTCAGTTGAGCGGAGAATACACGCGGAAATTGTTTTCAAGACGCGAACGGGGATTCGGAAACAAAATTATATTTGAATCCTCTAACCTGAACTTTGCGAGCATGCAGACGAAATTAAACTTAGTCCAATATGTTGACCGTGGAATAATGAACCCGAACGAAGTCAGGGCAATTCTGAACATGGCACCACGCGAGGGCGGCGATACTTACGTTCTAAGGAAAGACACAGGGCAGATAGGGAAAGGAAGTGATGAAGAATGAAGGTGAAAATCAAGGGGCCAATAATAGGCAATAGCGAAGCGTGGATATATGAATGGTTCGGCATTGAAGCTACAAGCCCGAGCATGGTTGACAAGGCAATTGAAAAAGCCAACGGCGAAGATTTAGAAGTTGAAATCAACTCCGGCGGCGGGAGCGTATTCGCCGGGAGCGAAATTTACACGGCTTTAAAATCCTACAAAGGGAATGTGACAGTAAAAATTGTTGGGCTGGCAGCAAGCGCAGCGTCTGTTATTGCAATGGCGGGTAAAAAAGTAACGATGTCACCAACAGCTCAAATAATGATTCATAATGTAAGCTCTTGTGCCGAGGGTGACTACCGAGAAATGGAACACACCGCCGAAATTCTAAAAAACGCCAACGACACAATTGCGAATGCTTATAGGCTAAAAACCGGGAAAGAACAAGACGAGTTGCTGTCACTCATGAACAAAGAAACATGGATGACGGCACAAAAGGCAAAAGAACTTGGTTTCATTGACGAAATCATGTTCGAGGACATACAACTTGCGGCAAGCACATCCTATTCAGGTCTATTGCCGCCAGAGGTAATAAACAAAATGCGTAACACGATTAAAAATCCGGTTCAAAACGAATCGGATATTTTAATGGCAAAATTAAAATTTTTAAAACTGAAAGGAGAAAAGGAAGATGAATAAGGAAAAGTACCTCGAACAGAGGAATACTCTCTTGAAAGAGATAGAAAATCTTATTGAAGAGGGCAAAACCGAAGATGCCGATGCTAAGATGAAAGAAGTTGAAGCATTGGACGGGAAGTGGGAAAACACCAAAAAGGCAACCGCAAACTTGACTGCATTGAAGGGCAGCACAAAAGTTACGGACATTGAAAACAAGTCTGTAACCGTGGAAGGGGGAACTGTAGTGGACGGTATTTTGGAAAACAAGGTAGACGATAAGAAAGCCTATGAAATGGCATGGGCTAAGACTATGCAAGGAAAGAGCCTTGAAAAGGGCGAGCAGGAGATATTCGACAGAGTAAATACTGAGTTTAATAACACTTACACCCACGATACAGGCAACACTGCAACACTGATTCCGGAAACTGTAGTAGCAGGAATCTGGAGCAGAGCGACAGAAATGTATCCTCTACTCGCAGATGCTAAGAAATTCAATGTTAAAGGTACACTGGTAATTAATAAGCACACCGCAATAGCAGCAGGTGACGCAGCTTGGTACGATGAGTCCACATCTACAGCAGACGAAAAGAATACATTTGGTCAGCTCACACTTACTGGATGCGAACTTGCCAAGGCTATCACTGTTACATGGAAACTCCGCAGCATGGCAACGGAAGAATTTATTCCTTACATCATAAACGAACTTGGCGAGCGTGTCGGCGTTGCACTCGGTACCGCAATCGCACAGGGACGAGGCAAGCCTGGTGAAGGAGCATCGTTTGAGCCGGAACCTTTGGGAATCGAAACTGCATTACTTGCAGAGGACGGCACCCCACAGGTAGTAACATATAATCCCGATGCATCTACTCCCGACCCATTGGCATACGAAGACTTCACCGCGGCGATAGGGAAAATCCATTCGTCTTACTTGGCGGGTACCGCAATCTATGCAAATAATGGTACCATCTGGGGACAGCTTGCTAACTTGACAGATAGCACGGGCAGACCATTGTTCATTCCTGATCTAACCTCCGGCGGAGTAGGCAGAATGTGGGGATTTGAGGTTAAAGCTGATGCAGGTGTAAGTAATGATACGGTTATCATCGGGAACCCCAATAAGGGTTATGTGCTGAACACCAATGAACCCATGAGTGTTGCGACAGAGGAACACGTTAAGGCAAGAACTGTTGACTATGCCGCATACACCATTGTTGATGGAGGCCTGCTTGATACTAAAGCCTTTGCACTAATAAAAAAATCCGCCTAACCGTTGACCTTGAAACAGCCACATTTGACCTCAATGAAGAGGGTGACGGTTACGCAGATGTGGTGTTAACGGTTGCCGCTAGTAACGGCACAGTAACCATAGAAGATGTTTATATCGGAGATGCTGAGCTGACAAAAGGAACAGATTACACGGAGAGCGACGGCGAAATTACAATCAAAAAAGAAAAGGTTGATGATTTGGAAGTAGGCGACCATGTAATTAAGGTTGAAACAGACCAGGGCGACGTAACTGCAGTTTTAACTGTGGAAGACACGACGGCATTAGAAATTGAACCGGAGACTGCGACATTTGACTTAAACCCTGGCGGGGCTAACAATGGTAATTTAGAATTCGTAATCTCGCACAACACCACAAGCGTATCTCTTATGGCTGTGTATATTGGAGAAGATACATTGTCAAAGGGAACAGATTACACCGATGAGGATCTGACTGTCACGATTTTGGAAGCATATCTTGAGACGCTTACAGAAGTGGGAGAATACACAGTTACATTTGAGACTGATAAGGGAGACGTAACGGCAACCATAACAGTCGAGGACACAACAACAGGCTAAAGGAGGGCAACCGCCAATGAAATATGAAGTCATCCGGCGGTTTCGTGATAAGTACACCGGGGAGATTATTCTCCCTGGTGCAACCTTTATTTGTGATGAAGCCGACCGGATTAAAGACCTAACCGACAGGGGAATCATCAAGAAACAAGACCTTAACCCCGACGAAATGACGAAAAAGGAAATCATGTCGACGCTTGATGACAAGGGCATTGAATACAATCCAAGACAGACAAAAACGGAGTTAATAAAACTGTTAGGCGGTGATTAAATGCTTGACGATGTAAAAACCGTATTAAGGATATCAAACAATGCTTACGATGTGGAAATCGAGGACTTAATCGAAGCCGCCAAGATGGATTTGAAGCTGTCCGGGGTAAACGTCAACAAGACGGTGACGGAAACATATACCCCGGAACCGACAGAAGAAAATCCCGAACCAGAGCCGGTAAAAATACAGGTTATGGACCCGCTCATCAAGAGAGCAATCATCGTCTATGTCAAGGCTAATTTCGGATGGAACAATCCTGATGCGGAAAATTTTCAACAGTCTTTCTGGATGCTGAAAGCCCATTTATCACTGTCGCAGGAATATGCGGAGGTGACGGAAGATGTTGTTTAGGGACGTTGTGAAACTAATTAGTATTACCACTACCGAAAATGATATGGGCGATATCATCGAAACGCCGGTTGAGCGTGAAGTGTTCGCTGACAAACAGTCAATCCGTCAGTCTGAATTTTATCAAGCTGCAGCTACAGGGTTACGGCCTGAATTGATGTTTGTTGTCCGGTCAATTGACTACAATCAGGAGCCGAAACTAAAACACGGTGACAAAACATACACTATCATTCGCGCATACGAAAAAGACGGGGAATTGATAGAGTTGATATGCCAGGGGGTTGTTAATAATGCCAATGCCTAAAAGCGTAACCAAGATAAAAAAGGATGGAATTGAATTCATTTCCAATGTTGACCGTGCGCAGTACACCATTGAAGAACTTTCCCGTGCAGCTCTCCGTGATGTTGCAAAGTTTGTGAGAAAACGCATGGTACAAAAGCTCAAAAAACTTCCGGGAATGAAAAGGTCAAAGCGTATCTACAACAGTACGCAGTATTGGGTAAGGAAAAGAGAGACTGACCTGCAAATCGGATTTAAGCATGATACATGGTATGGCGTGCAGCAGGAACTCGGAGACCGGAACCAACCGGCGAGACACATCCTGCGCGGGACTGTGATGGAGAATCTTGACGAAATCCGGAAGATTGAAGGGCAGTACCTATCCGCAATAGAGGATGAGAACAAGGCCTTGGCAATGATTGATGAAAAGGAATATGTGCCGGAGGGGGATGAAGAATGATTGACTTGCGAAAAATCATACAAGGACAATTGAAAAGCGTCCATCCGAGGGTATATTTCCAGATGGCACCGGAAACAGCAACCTTCCCATACCTCGTCTATGACATCGTGAACATAAACGATGACGGTGAAGGCTTTCAACAAATCACACTTGACGTGGACGGATGGGACAATAGCGCAGAAACAACAGCCCTTGAAACGCTAATGAAAAATGTAAATCAAACACTAAACAAAAAAACATTTGTAAGCGGAAACAGTACGGTAATGTTTTACCTTGAAAACAAATTGCCGCTTACGGATGAAGAAGTAACGATAAAAAGAAGAAAGTACACCTATCAAGGAAGACTATTTGAAAGGAGTTGAGAAGATGAAGCTTACTCAGGAACAGATAGAGAATATACAGATCGACTACGGGCTTGTATATGTCAATTACGGCGAAGTGGGAGAAAGGCAGCTTGCTCCTACTCGTGGCGGTGGAACATTTTCCGTAACAAAGAATATCAGGGAAATTGAGTATGACGGCAGACGCGGGAAGACAAAGGGGATGCAGGTGGTTGATGAAATCAATGCAATGTTATCAGTACCGCTTTTGTGTGCCAGTATGGATAATTTAGCTTTGGCCATGCCGTGGGCGACATACTCAGACGGCAAGCTGTCAGCTGAAAGCGGCAATCTTGGGGTGATACAAGACAGCGCTTATCTGTCAAATGTAACTCTTTTTGCCAAAGTTATCGGCGGCGGGTACAAGAAAATTACACTATATAACGCCATGACGGAAAACGACTTTTCCCTTGCCGCAGCACCGAAAGCCGAGGGCGTTGTGACATTGGAAGTACACGCTCACTGGGATGCCGAGGATGATACGGCTGACCTGTACGACATTGAGGACGTTGGAACAATCGACGCCGACACAACCGGCCCGACAGTCACCACGGACCCGGACGATGCCGAAACAGATGTTACAGTGTCGAGCAGCCTCACAGCAACATTTGACGAGGACATTCGACAGGGCGATATAAAAGCTGACAACTTCACGCTAATCAAAGCATCGGATGGTACGGAGGTATCGGGTACACTAACATACTCAGCGGCGACAAAGACAGCGACATTTGACCCGACATCCAATCTGGATGCAAACACTGATTACATCTGGATAATCGCCAATGTGCGGGATTTGGCGGGCAATAAGATGGCCAAAAAAGTGGTAAACTTCAAGACCGCATAAGGAGGGGCGGGCGGGGAAACCCGCCCTTAAATTTTGGGAGGGGGATAGTGCATTGCCAAGATATGTGATGCTTGAATGTAAAGATTGCGGAACCAGAAAGATATATCCTGCTAGAACATTCGATGGTAAATTGTGTCTAAAGTGTAATGGCAGATTATTTCTACCCATAAGGTTCTTAAATCACAAAAAAAGAAACGGGAGGGATAATATGAAGCCGCAAAGATTAAAGGATTGCATAAAAACTGAAGATGAAACGAAAGGGCTAATCCATGAGGCAGGAGAGAAAATGGATGAGCTATCAAAAATACTTGATGCAATTAACAATGCAATTAACAAGAACAAGACTGAAATAAAAATAACGACTGAATTTCCGGCGAAAGAAATAAAAATAACGACTGAATTTCCGGCGAAACGGGGAGGGATAACATGCTTACAATGAAACAGGGTCTGAAACTATCGGCCATAATCGACAAACTCGACTTGAAAATAACAGATCCGAAAGCCGATACCAATAAAGTCGGAGCGGATATGATGATGCAGATAATATCAAAAGCACACAAAGCAGAGCAAGAAATCTATGCTTTTGTGGCCGAGACAAAGGGGATAACGCCACAGGAGGCTGAAAAGGTTGACCTTGTACAGTTCATAAAAGATATGGCCTCTGATACTGGCGTGATGAATTTTTTCAAATCTGCGGTCAAATAAAAGGGCCGCGGATAGTTGAGTTGCTTTCAAAAACATACAATCCAGCATTAATCATGGATTTGCCATTGTCGGTAGCAATTGATTACATTGTCTATGCTGTAGAGCAGGAAAAAGAACAGGCTGCATGGGAACTTTGGATAGGAACGTATCCATTCATGGCAATTGAATGGCTGAAACCTATTAAGTTTGAAGAATTCAAGAGTAACCTGTTCAAAAAACAATACCGATACACTCAAAAATCGCTTGATGAAATAGAAAAAGAAATGCTGGCGGTTGTGGCGAAGCATAAAGGCAGGTGATGACCTATCGAGATTTTTAAGCTGTTTGGCAGCATATTCGTGGATAATGAAGAGGCAAACAAAAGCATATCCAAAACAGAGGAAAAGGCCGGAGGCCTTGCGTCCAAACTAGGAGGGGGCATCAAGACAGCCGCAAAGTGGGGGGCTGCTATTGCGGCCGGGGCTGCGGTAGCAACAACAGCAGTAGCGGGTCTTTCCTCTGTCGCGGTGTCATCGTATGCGGACTACGAGCAGCTTGTAGGGGGCGTAGAAACACTTTTCAAGGATTCTGCGGGACTTGTCCAGGAGTACGCAAAAAACGCATATAAGACAGCCGGAATGACTGCGAACCAATACATGGAAACTGTGACCAGTTTCTCAGCCTCACTACTCCAAGGCCTAAACGGCGATACCGCAGAGGCGGCAAAAGTCGCAGACATGGCTATTACAGACATGTCTGATAATGCTAACAAAATGGGTACAAGCCTATCCAGCATTCAGAACGCATACCAGGGCTTCGCCAAACAAAACTACACAATGCTCGACAACTTGAAACTGGGTGGACATAACCGTTTAGCTCAGTATAAACCTCGTGAAAACGGTGGAACTCTTATAAATTTAAGACAATACCGTGCTAAGTATGAATTAGTTGCTTAAAACACTTGTTATTATCGTATTTGTATGGTAAAATAAACATAACAAATACGTGGTAAGAGGTGTTATAATATGTGGAAAAAAATTGATAGAAATAGTAACTATTCCATCAATGAAGATGGGAAAGTTAGAAACGACCGAACTAACCATATTAAAAAACCTACCAAAAATAAAAAGAATGGTTATTTAATGGTTGACCTATGGAAGGACAATAAAGCAGAAAAAGTTCCTATTCATAGATTAATAGCCGAAGCTTTCATTCCTAATCCAGAAAGCAAGCCAACAGTAGACCATGCAGATGGAGATAGAACGAATAATTCCATTGAGAATTTAAGATGGGCTACCTACGGAGAGCAAAATTCAAGGTTTGACGCTACTGGGGTAAGAAGTGAGAAAATCATAGTTAAACACTACGAAGAAAAGCGAAAAAAACGTGGTGGAGGACATGAAGCATGGCTAGGGATTATTGAAATATTAGAATTTGATAGTATATCAGAAACAGCTAAATATTTTGATTGTACCATAAGCAATATTTCTCTGATGTTAGAAAAAGGAACCATAGGTCAAAGAGGAATTACAAGAGGCTATCAATTTTTATATAAACACGGGAAAAGAGCAACTTATTCATAAAAGTGTAACGACTATCGAAACAGATTAAGCATCCGTAAGGGGTGCTTTTTTAATGGAGTAGAGTACACACAAGTGTGTGGAAGCGCGAGGGTATCGAAAGATACAAGATATAGTCTAATCTATATGGTGACATATAGCAGTCTTAATTGACGGTCATAGATTAACGACCTATGGCGAATATAAATGTACGGTGGCACAAAAGCCGAAATGGAGCGATTGCTGGCGGATGCCGAAAAGTTATCAGGTCAAAAGTATGA